TATATATAGCATCTTCAGTATTGATATGAAACAAGTCACCCGCTGATACAGCAGCTCCATCTAGCCATGCTGTACCAATACCATGTACGTCAGAAGACGCTGGTGTATTAACAGTACCAGTATTATATTGTACCATTTTACTCTCTCTTAATTATATGGTAGTGCATCTGAAAATGCCACTAATACTTCATACATAGTGTACATAACATCAGAAAAATTGGCTGAGTCTCCAGCTGCTAATGCAGCTTGGGCATCACGTATGGCATTAAAAATATCAGATCTATCAGCAACAATATCTGATGTGTTGGCAGTGATGATTGCTTCATCTGCAACAATATCAATTCGAGTTGCAATTAAATCTGATTTAACTGAAGCAAGATCTGACGTTATCCAAACTAAATCGGACACAATTCCAGACGATATGTCAGAATTAATATTCATTTCATTATCTATGTCTCGTAAAGCCTGAGTTATAATGTTAGGCCAATCAATATCTCCAGCATGAACCTCTGGAAAACTATAGTTTGGAGTGAAGTCTCTAGTTATCTGATAACCAACTTCACTAACCAAAGGCCCGGCATAGACTGCAGTTAAAGTTAATTTTGAATTACTTGCCACTGAAGACACAGTGTATATCACATCTGAGTTTAGTATCTTGAATAAATCACCAGCTACTACATTGGAGTCGGTTAACCATGTTGTACCAATTCCGTGTACGTCAGAAGATAGTGATGTATTAACTGTTCCTGTATTATATTGTACCATAATTTATCTCTCTTAATATCCAATTGCTATCCAGTCAACACCACCCATATTTTGAGCAGCTGCTGAGGATTCATTCATTTTATAGCTAAAACCACCAACACCAATAGTATTAGTTGATATAATCACTGTAGCTGCTGCTGAATCACGTAATGTACAAATAACACATAGACAAGCATTGGGAAAGTTAGCATTAAAAGAAACTGTTGCTGACAATACACCACCAGTATGATTTCCAGTATGAGTAGTATCAGTTCCACGTTTTACTACCATATTATTTGGAAAAGTAACATTTTCTCTGCTATCTCCACCACCATCCCCCACATAATCAAGTGGGTCAAATATAGTTGATGCCTCTAAAACTACTACATCAGATTCTACAGTTAATAGTCTACCACGTACTGATGTAGCCACAGGTGTATCACTTACACCCAACTCACTTTCAATTGCTTCAACTTCATCATATGTTTGATTAGCATCGGTTGCTTGAAGGACATTAGTACCATCAACTATCTGTGAAAAACTTTTCTTTGCTCCAGGATATGTTGCCATGATTCTCTCCTATGAATTTAACGGATCAGTTCCGATTAATGCTACCATTTCTGGTATAGTTAAATTATTAAAATATGCTCTATACTTTCCAATGACATATTCACTCAAGTAATTATTTGTGATGTTACTAATAAAGTCTGATGCTGTAATTTGATTAGTAGGGTGCTCAAGATTATAGTTTAGTACAATCTTATTCAGTACTGTTAGTTTATGTCCACTAATATTTATATTTATATCCATGTTTATCTCCTATGGTGGGATGGCAATCAATTGAGCCCTGTACCATGTTGCTGGTGTACCAGCTGAAGTACATACAGCAAGGTATGGTGTACCACCTGGGCTATAAATAACTACATCTCCAATTTGACCAGACGATGGTAAATTGGTTCTCATAAATAATTGTATGTCAGCAATAGATGTTTGCTCTGACTTAATTGCAAGTGTAATACCACGAGCAATATCATATAGTTGTGCCAAAAATCCAGAACCATACACTTCATCACTACCAACTGGATCTGCACCATATACAACTCCAGAACCACCATTACCAATTGTTCCATACCTACCAGATGAAGTACCATACTTAAGTTTAATCCCATCCTTATCAATTGTTATTCGTCTACCGCTTGTATCAGTTTGTAAAGTTCCACCTGTGATAACAGTGCCAGTTACTGTCCCTGCAAGAACATCTCCAAGTTCTGCAACAATGGCTGATAACCTAACTGTATTAATTTTATCTGCAGTTACTGCCCCAACTTGAATATCAGTGGTTGTCACTAGTCCAGTTGTAGTTAAGACTTCGGCAGTAAAATCAGAAAAGTTATTAGAAATATCATATGCTCTCATTGTAACATAGTATGTAGTACTAGGATTAACATCAAATGATATGCTAGTTCTAAGAATTCCACCATTAGTATCATAATCAGGGTCACCACTTGTGACCACTGGAGAAACAGTTGAATACCATACTTGATACCCACTGAGGTCTAATTCAATGTTTGGGTCCCAAGTAACCATTATTGTTTTAATACCTCCCATTGCTTGAATACCCTCTGGTACAGCTGGAGCCTCATCATCACCAACGGTATACTCATTACTATAGTTTAAAGAGTCAGTTCCAAATGTATCATATGCTGCAATTTTAACATACCATAAACCGTATGGTAAATTAAATACACTTATGTTAGAAAATGGGTCAGGTCCATCATAAACTAAGTTTGATGCACTTGGTGAAAATCCAGATGTCTGTGATGCATATATTACATATCCAGTAATGTCTGGAATGACTATTGCATTAAATGTTACTTGATAACTCTTTGGTAATAAGTTGAATATAACATTTGTTGGTATAGCTGGAGCTTCATTTGCAACAGTAAGCTTAGCAACTTTAGCAGATATCCTATGATAAATATCACGAGCTCTTACTTCGATTCGGAATGTTCTCAGTGGATTAGTTAATCCATCGTCATAGTTTTTTTCGTATGTATAAGTAAAGAAGTTTTCTTTAATATAATCAGTTCTAACCCAGTTATCATTAGTATCAAAGATCTTTACTTCATAATCCCTGAACCAATGCGTAGGTAAATTCGTACCCGCACCATTGGGCTCCTCGTTGGCTGCATAATCTTGGTCTACTGCATCAATCTTATTCCACACAAACTTTGCATCTTTTCCAGTAAAGTTTGTATCATTACCTTGATTTAATAATTGCAGACCAGTTACTTTTCTTTGCAGATGTTGACCCTCGAAGTCAGCAGTAGAACCAGTTGTAATATTCTCTGTTGGTGAATCTACAAAGATTGTACGGACACCAAAGTTATCAACACTTATGACTTTTACTGAGTATGTTGTTAGTGGTGCAACACCATATATAGTAAGAGTATTATTTGAAGTTTGACCAGCTGGTTCCCAGTCAGTAATTGTAGTTGGTTTAAAGTATACTTCAGCAGATCTCCATGGTACATCAGATGGGATATCATATGTTAAAATAATATCACGACTAAGTATACCAGATTCATCAATTGCTGCATTCTCAGTTAATAATAAGTTAGAAACTTCAAGGTCTGAATATGCAGATGGGTTGTAGACATCATCACTACCAGGTAAGTCTGCCTCTTCAAAATCTGAAGCATATACCCCTGCATTATATTCTATGAGCCTAAGCTTGATACGTTGTTCTTGACTCTTCTCAATGTTTATAACACGAAATTCTTTTGCTACTAAATTTTGTGCTCCTGCGGCCCAGATATCAGTTACTTCTGGGTCCATACCAAATGTACCAGCTACAGTAATGATCTCATTATTTTCACCAGCTACACCTGTGATAATCTTGGTTTCAATTGTATCATTTTTAGTTCTAACCATCAATTCATATATGTTAGCACCAGCATCCCAGTCTGGATCGTCAAAATACATTTTTCTATCAACAGTAAGCACGGCATTTCCAGTGTTAGTTGCATGTAGCAATCTACCACCACCACCATATGGGTCGTCTCCTTCTCCAATTAATCCAGCTGAGGTTGAGCCCCAGTTTGGAATATCATGCTGGACATAAACAACATCACCAAGTGCACATGCAACAGCATCAATATCAACATCAAATGTTACTGTACGCTTTAGTAAGTTTGTTGTGTTTAATCTGAATATTCCAGCACGCCATGCTTCTGAACCTTTAGTGATTCCAAATAAATCAAGTGATATTTTATTTGATGGGTTATCAATAGCTGTATTAAATATATTAAATGGAACACGTTTATAATCTTGTTCTGAGTCATTGAACTGAATCTCAAGTTCACTAGCCCGGTCAGCCTGAGGTAAAAATGATTCATCGAAAGTTTTCTGATAGATATTACCAACAGTAAACATTTGTGTTGGACTAGTTGGTTTGTCAATAGCAAGAGTTATTTCTAAACCATTCCAAATTAAAACACATCTTGCAATTTCACATACTTTTAAAGCTGCTTCCCACACACTTGTTTCTGAATCAAATCCACCATTAAAGTTAATACGATTCTCTGGTGTGCTTGCTATGCCACCAGCAGACCATGCACCATATCCACTGGTGTTAACACCTTGAAGCTCAAATGTATCAGCTGTTTTATTTGCTACAGTAAAAACAGTATTGTTTACTTCTGTCATTCCTTCTACGGCCGTAATGATAACAGAGTCACCATTATCTTTCCCATGAGCTTCTGATGATACTACACCTGGATTTGCTTGTGTAATATTTGTTATTGTTGTACCCTCACCATCTGGTACTTGATCTTCACAGAATTGAGCAAGCTCATAGAATGCTTCTAAATTTAGTCTTGGTTGGTCAGCGCTGAGGTCTGGGTTTATTCCACGATAGACATCATTACCACCTTTTTGAGAAATGGTATATGGGCTAGCAGCAGTACCTGCACCTGCAATAATTGGTTGAGTTAGTATGTCCCATATTATCCATGCTGGATTAGTTGAATGTGCAATTGACCATGTTGCTCCATTGTACACTCTAATTACTTTACCTTCTTGAATACATGAGAAGCCAATTGAACCAGATAATTGATCTGTTGCTAAAGCTTTAATACTGACCAATGGAGTTGTTGGATAAATAAAGTCATCAAGGATTACTTCTTTTATTGCAGAGAATGATAATTTTTGGCCATACCGAGTATCACTATTATCTGGAGTCGTCTTGCTTACACGAATATCATAATCTTTTGTAATATCAAGGTTATCTGGAAATGCAGTTTTAGTATTATACTCTCTTAATATTGCTGTTGCTCTTTTATCTGTTATATCTTCTTCACCAATTGTAGTCCATGAGTCTGCATCTTTAACTGATACTTCAATTTTAATTCCAACTGTATAGTCAGATAAACCACCTTGGTCATCTGCAAAATATAACCCCGACGGGAAAGATAAAACAACTTCTAATTGAGCAAATCCTGGGTTAGAAGTGGTATATGTTTGGTCATCATCATATTTGACAATTACAGATACAGATCTTTGAGTTTTTGTATCATTAAAATTATCAATAACAGTCTGGGTTAATGTACCAAATCTTTCTTCATGTGAGACACTAGTAAAATTGTCAATTGGTTGGTCATTAATTTTTAAATCAGTAATACCATAATCAGAGTCACCATATACTGAGCCCTCAACATTTCTTGTTGGTCCACTCCCAAGGGCAAAAAGAGCATTTAAAATTTGTCCAGTTTGATCTTTGGTTAATTCAATATTTGTTGCAATGACATTACCAAATACTTTATTCTTTCCATAAAACATCGGAACTGGTATACCTTGGTCTTGTACTGAACTAGGACTCCAGCCAAATGTTTGTGAATTTTCTTGTGACGCCATTAACCCGGGTTTCTTTGCTTTGGGTGTTGGTGTTAAAACAGCAAGTAACAATCCAGTGGCTGCCATGATTACTGCTGTTCCAAACATTGCAGCACCAGCAGCGCCAGCACCAAGAGCCATTTCGCCAAGACCTAATGCAAACTGAGCTCCAGCTCCAGCAGTAAACCAAATTACTGCAAGCATGATAACAATATTGAGAATCATTTTACCGCCACCATCGCCACCACTGACAACAGGTACCATCATTATTTCTTCATGATTTCGTGGTCGTCTAGTTGCCCAGCATTGTTGTGGAACAATACCTCCATTGATTGATATGCTTACACCAACTTCTTCAGGAAATGTTTTGTTACGAAGTTCAAGTAATGTTTCACCCTGGTACTCAACTGTTGATACTTTTGTATCGGTACGCTTAAATGGATTTTCAACAACTATTAGTTTCATTGGTCATACCTATAGAAGCCATCAATTTTTCTTTTCCAAATTGGTTCATCTAATCTAGCTATAGACACAGATCGTTTCTTAAGAATATGAATAAAGCTTTTACAATCCTCAAGGACTATACCCATATGTGTTACATACGGTGGACGTATTTTAAATGTGACAATACAAAATGGTTCAGGCTTGTCAATTTCAATACAACTTTCTTTACCATTATTAATAGCATCTGACCGTTTATGTAAATCTTCAATGCCTATATTAAATTCATATGGAGTTACACCGGCTCGTTTGGCAACTTCCATACAAAGGCCATAACAATCAAATCCTTCTTGTTTAGTTCTTCCACCCATCTTAAATGGAATTCCAAGTAAATCTGTATAGTTTAAATTTGTATTAAACAATTCTCACACCTCCTGATTGAAGACCAACAAAACCGCCGAACCTTACTGCATTATCATGAGCTTTGCAATCTTCAAAAGTACGTTTACAAACAGTTTTACTAAGACCATCACCATATGTCAAGTAGTCACATTCAGGGCTCGGTGTAGCTGCAGTATCAAACTGCCATCGACAATGTAAGGCATAGTATTTATTTAATGGGAATGGCTGTCTAAGGGGACTAGGTGCACCCAATGTAAATACTAGCCACTTCTCATTTGATGAGCTTCCAATAACATCATATGTATGAACTAAGTCAGCATAGTCAGCAATATTACCAGTCTGAGCTGCAGTGGTTGCATCAAAATGAACAACCATAAGTTTTACTGACGAGCCAATTCCACCAGCAAGATCTTCAAGATATGGTTGTAGCAGTCGTGTGACATTACATACTCGGAGTACTAG